TTAACGAAGAAGGCGAAGGAACTTTAGGGTTTGACCCTGACGAAGAGTTCGAAATAGATTTTAATGACAACCTTGCAGAGTATTTAGACAACGGGGAACTTGGAAAAATCGGTTCTAAGTTAATTTCTGCGTATGAAGACGATTTACATTCTCGACAAGACTGGTACGAAACGTTTAAGGACGGTCTTGAGTTATTAGGTATAAAATCAGATCCTAGAAGCGAGCCGTTCCAAGGTTCAAGTGGTGTTTATCACCCTTTACTTGCCGAAGCGGTAACTCAGTTTCAAGCGCAAGCCTATAAAGAATTATTACCTTCTGGTGGACCTGTCGACACTCAAGTTATGGGTAAAGTTACTGATCCGAAGTTGCTTCAAGCAAATCGTGTCAAGAACTTTATGAATTATCAAATAACTTACAAGATGGAAGAGTTTGATCCAGAAATGGATCAGCTTTTGTTCTATCTTCCGCTTTCCGGTTCTGCTTTTAAAAAGTCTTACTATGATCCAACTATAGGTCGTGCGGTTTCTCGGTTTATTAAATCCGAAGATCTTGTAGTTCCTTACTATACGACTGATCTAGTTTCAACGCCTCGAATTACGCATGTGTTACACATGACCGAAAATGATTTGTTAAAGTTAAAGCGATCAGGCTTCTATCGAGATACTCCAACAACGTCTCCGGGGCTAACTCAAGAGTCTGTCGTTCAAGAAAAGATTGACGAGCTTGATGGGTTAAGTCCGTCTAATTCAGATAGAGAGTTTACGTTGTTAGAAGTACACGCTGAGTTAGATGTACCGGGTTTTGAAGATACAGACGATATGGGAGAACCCACAGGTATTGCATTACCGTATATCGTAACTATCTGTCGAGATACGCGTGAAGTTTTAAGTATTCGCCGTAATTACGATGAACAAGATCCTTTACGAAAAAAGATCGAATATTTCACGCACTTTAAATTTTTACCCGGATTAGGTTTTTACGGATTCGGACTTATCCACATGATTGGAGGCGTTACTAAATCAGCTACGTCTATTTTACGACAGTTAATTGACGCAGGGACATTAGCTAATTTACCTGCAGGGTTTAAGTCTCGCGGATTAAATATTCAACGTGCAGATGATCCTATCCAACCCGGAGAATGGCGAGATGTAGATACTCCGGGAGGAACAATCCGCGAATCGTTTATGCCGCTTCCCTATAAAGAACCTAGTGGCACATTAGCAAACTTATTAGGTGTTCTAGTTGATTCTGGAAAAAGGTTTGCATCCGTAATTGATCAAGGCGGTGCCGAATCTAATCCTAATGCTCCTGTCGGTTCTACGATAGCTACGCTAGAACGAGGTCAGCGAGTAATTTCTGCAATCCATAAACGATTGCATTACGCTCAAAAAACTGAGTTTAAAATATTAAAGAGAATTTTCGGGGAGGTATTGCCTCCTGAATACCCATATCAGGTACAGGGAGCACAACAAACCGTATTCAGAGAAGACTTTAGCAATCAAGTTGATGTCATTCCTGTATCTGATCCTAATATCTTTAGTACTACCCAACGGATTATTTTAGCGCAAACACAGTTACAGATGGCGCAAAGTGCTCCGCAAGTGCACAATCTAAAAGCAGCTTTTCGTAAGATGTACTTGGCTTTAAACATTAAAGATATTGATGACATTCTTTTACCCGACGTTCAGCCAGCGCCTAAAGATCCAATACAAGAAAATCAAGATTCTCTTAACAACGTTCCAATGCAAGCATTTATACAGCAGAATCATGATGCACATATTCAAACGCATTTGTCATTTAGTCAAAACCCTGCAGCAGCTCAAAACCCTGCGGCTGTTCAAGCGTTAAACGCCCATATACAGCAACACCAAGCATTAAAGTACCGAATACAAGTAGAACAATTACTTGCTCAGCAAGGTATTCAACTACCTCAGCCGGGACCAGATGGTCAAATGCCACAAATACCTCCAGAGTACGAAAACCAGATTGCTATCGCAGCAGCACAAGCTACACAGCAGATCACTGGTCAAGAGCAAGCATTGCAACAAGCGATGGAAGTTCCCGATCCCCAGCGTCAAATGTTCGAACAGCAAATGGCACTAGAAGCTGAAAAGTTAAGGCTTCGTGAAAAAGAGGTTGATCAAAAAGCTCAACTTGAACTTGAAAAGATTGACTCTCAAGAGCGCCAAACTGATGTCAAAATTGCAGCAGACTTACGCGAAGTAGAGCTACGGGATGAAAGATCCGCAGATACGAATTTAACTAATCTTGCGCGTATAGTTAAAGAATCTAGGGAACAGCAATAATGAAAGGTGTTAAAAGAGGCCCTCCTCCTAGAAAGGGGCCTGTAAGTCAAGGTTTAAAAAAGCGAGGTAAAAAACGATGAGGTATGAAAGCAAACAGTACCCCGGTCCGGGGGACAAGCGCCCGAAGAAAGTAAGCGTAGATTCTATGTCTGCTTCTGATAAAGGGTTTGCTCAGGCTAAAGACTGTAAAATTGGTGTAGTTTCTGAGCTTGGGAAACAGAAAAAGATTAAAGGAGTTGGTGCTGCAACTAAAGGCACTTCTTTCACAAGTTACATAAATTAATTTATGGACTTTATTAAGTATTCTGAGTTTTTACTCAAAAAGATTCGTGAGCGCCAAGAGGTTCTCACGCATACGCTTGCTTCGGGAAGCGCCCAAGACTTCGCTCAGTACCAACGTATTGTTGGGGAAATTTCAGGTTTAAATTTCACTGAGCAAGAAATAGTAAACCTGCACTCAAAAATGGAAGAGATCAATGACTGAAGTACCTGACCGTGTATTAAATTTTGGTTCCGATGGCGAATTCGCGTTAGAAGACGAGAATAAGCTAACTGCTGAAAATTTAGAGTCTCACGCTGATAAACTTCCCGTACCTACGGGATATAGAATGTTAATTCTGCCATTCGAGCCAAGCCATAAAACCCGTGGTGGAATCATGCTCGCTAAACAAACACTGGACAAAGAAAAGATTGCTACTATTGTAGGATTAGTCGTTTCTATGGGACCAAGTGCATATGCAGATGAGGATAAGTTTCCAACCGGCCCTTGGTGCAAAAAGGGGGATTGGGTAATTTTCGGAAGATATGCGGGAGCGCGTTTTCGTATTGAAGGTGGCGACATGCGTCTTTTAAACGATGATGAAATCTTAGCTGTTATTTCTGATCCTGAATCAATTCTGCAATAAGGAGGACATATGTCTGAACAACAAATAGAACTAATTTTACCAGACGAAGAAGTTGATCCACGTGAAGCTGATGTTATTCAAGAGCGTCAGCAAGATCAAGACTTCGGAGAAAAAGAAACTGAGCAAGCGGCTGAGTTAGAAGATTATAGTGATTCAGTTAAAAAACGTATCGATAAATTAACTTATCGCATGCGTGAAGCTGAACGCCAAAGAGATGAAGCGATTAACTTTGCTCAAAATTTACAACAAGAAAAGTCTAGTTTAACTAATAGACTTCATTCGTCGGATGCAAGCCTAATTAATGAATATAAAGCTAGGATTAATTCTGAAGCTGAAAGAGCTAGAAAAGCTCTAAGAGAAGCACAAGAGCTTGGTGATCCTGAAGCTATTGCGTTAGCTACCGAAGCTGTAGCTAAATCAGCGTTAGAAGCTCAAAATGCTGCGAAAGCTGAGAACCGACAAAAATTACAAAATAGACGACGATTAGCTAGTAATCGTCAAAATAATCAAGTAAATTCTCAGGCACAGCCTCAGCAACCTCCTCCTAGAGATGAAAAAGCTGAAGCATGGGCTGAAAAGAATTCATGGTTCGGTCAAGATCGAATTATGACAAGTGCGGCGATAGCTATTGATGATGAGCTAAAAAGAAACGGAATTGATCCGACTTCTGATGAATATTATCAAGAACTAAATGCGCAACTTAGGGAAAATTTTCCTCATAAGTTCGATAAGCCGAAAAACGTGCAATCGCAACAAGTAGCTGGTTCAAGTCGTGGGGCTAGTCCAGCAAGTCGTGGAGCACGCAAAGTGAGTCTCACACCCTCACAAATTGCAATCGCAAAAAGAATTGGTGTGCCACTTGAAGAGTATGCAAAATACGTTTAAGGAGAATAAAATGACAGATCGAGTCTCCAGATCTGCTGAATCACGAGAATCTAAAACTCGCAGAAAACCTTGGCAACCGCCTTCAATGTTAGATGCCCCTGAAGCCCCTCCGGGATATAAACACCGTTGGGTTCGTGCAGAAGTTAGAGGTCATGATGATCGAGCGAATATGTCTAAACGTATTCGAGAAGGATTTGAACCTGTGAAAGCAAAGGATTATCCGGATTTCGATGCACCAACGATCGATGATGGTAGACACGCGGGTGTGATTGGAGTTGGTGGGCTAATTCTCGCTAAAATTCCTGAAGAAACCGTAGCTGAACGAAACGCTTACTATAGAAATGTAACCGATAATCAGCTTAAAGGGGTCGACAATGATTTGATGCGAGATAGTGATCCTAGAATGCCTATTAGAAATTCAGACATTCAAAGGAACTCAAAAACGGAGTTCGGTAGTCGACGCGTTGTTGATGCCGATTAACTTTTCTCATGACTCTTTAGGAGGGTTTTAAAATGGCAAACGTAGATGCCCCTAACGGCTTTACACCCGCCTCCCACATGTATGGTGGGGTGATTAGACCCAAGAAAATGCGTATTGCAAGTGGCTATAATACTGCTATTTTTAGTGGTGATGTTGTGACGCTTTCTTCGGGTTACATAAATCAGGCTGGTGCTACAAGCACTCCCGCAGGTGTTTTTTACGGTGTGCAGTATACTGCTACCGATGGCACCCCAACTTGGTCTAATCAGTGGACCGCAGATCTCGCAACTCTAGGTGGAGCAGATGCTGAAGCCTATGTGTATGTAGATCCTGCAATTATCTATGAAGCACAATTTACCGCAGGAACCCCTGCTGTAAGTTTCATCGGTAATAAGTACACCCTTAGCACTACAGCGGGTTCAACTAATAACGGACGTTCAAAAGAAGGTGTAACTGCTACTACTAGTAGTGGAGTTGCGCTTTGTGTTGGTTTTGTAGATTCACCAAGCAATAGTATTGGTGCTTTTGCAAGAGCCTTCTTTACGTTCCCAACTAACACATTCGCAGTCTAGGGAGAGTAACTAATGGCGATTAATAGAGCACAACTCGTAAAAGAGCTTGTTCCCGGCCTTCACGCTCTCTTTGGCTTGGAATATGATAGATACGCTGCTGAGTATGAAGATGTCTTCGACACCGAAAGTTCAGAACGAGCTTTTGAGGAAGAAGTCATGCTAACAGGCTTCGGCGAAGCACCAGTTAAAAGCGAAGGTAGCAATGTAACTTATGACACTGCACAAGAGTCATATACTGCTCGCTACACGCATGAAACTATTGCTTTAGCGTTTTCACTCACTGAAGAAGCTATCGAAGATAATCTCTACGATACCCTTTCTTCTCGGTACACTCGCGCTCTTGCGCGATCTATGATGCAGACTAAAAACATTAAAGGAGCTAATGTATTGAACAATGCGTTCAACAGCAGCTTCTTAGGTGGTGACGGTAAGGAGCTTTGTGCTACTGACCATCCGACTGTATCTAACCAAACTCAGTCTAATGAGCTGTCTACAGCTGCAGACCTTAACGAAACTTCATTAGAGCAAGCTCTTATCGATATTGCTGCTTTTGAAGATGAACGTGGTCTGAAGATTAATGCACAGGCTCGTAAGCTGATTATTCCTTCAGCCCTTCAGTTCGTGGCAGATCGTCTGCTTCAAACTCCGGGTCGCGTAGGAACAGCTGACAATGATATCAACGCTATCCGAAACATGGGAATGATCCCTGAAGGATACGTTGTGAATCATTTCTTGACGGATACTGATGCTTTCTTCTTGAAGACTGACGTTCCTAATGGACTGAAACACTTTGTCCGTACTCCCGTATCAACGAACATGGAAGGTGATTTTGAAACCGGAAACGTTCGCTATAAGGCCAGAGAACGCTATAGCTTTGGCTTTAGTGACTGGCGTGGTATTTTCGGGTCTCCCGGTGCGGCATAATTAAGTGGGGGGGTATATCCCCCCCTTTATTTCTGGGTATAATAAGTTTTAGTGACTGCCCCAGCAGACGTTTACGAAGACACTAAGACGAATCCTTTCGTAAAGAGGTGAATATAATGGCGCAAACTACTTTTTCTGGACCCGTTAAATCTTTAGCTGGTTTTATTACTGCTGGCGTTAACAGCAGCATTAGCTTATCTGCTGACACTACACTTACTGTAGCTGCTCATGCCGGTAAAATTATTATGTTGAACGATGCAGACGGCAAGTTTACTTTGCCTTCTATTTCTTCAACCGCTCCTACTGACCCTACTTCTCCCGACCAAACAAA